TTGAAAGCCTTTTTGAAGGCGAATCCTTCATGTTGCTTAAATACGCCCGCCGATACTCCGGCAACGAAATTAATGGCGAATACCAGCATGCAGGCGATAAGTATGTCGTGTATCGGGGCGATTGTGCCGAATATCGAGGCGAAGATACAGCCAAAGAGTTCCCGAAATTTGTCCATGATAAAATAGCCTTATTCTCCGTTTTTAAGTCTCTGTTCTTCTTCCGCGGCCAGCTCTTCGGCCCGCTTGGCTTTGAGTTTAGCCAGTGTCGTTTCGTTGCGGTTGTACTCCGCATTGGCCGTCTCATACCGGGCATAGTCTTCCGGATAGGTCTCCTTGAACGATATGCCGTTCTTGAAGCATTTGACTGCCCGGTCGTCGGACTGGGCCATAATCGCCCGCAGCTCCAGCTGGCGCGATTCGAGGATGTTGATTTGCTGTTGTGTTTCCATGATTTCTAAATTTCCGATACGGGGCGGACATGCGCCTTAGATGCTTTGTACTGCGGACCTATATAACCCGCCAAGCCTTCGTATATGAAAGATGAATTAGCGCTATACTCGCATGAGGTTTTAATATAATACCTACCTCCATAGCAGGTTGCCTTACCGAGCCGGGTTAGTGAGAGGTTAACGGGGTCTTTTGCGACATCCGCAGCTGTCAACACACGGTCCCGCATCAACAAATACGCTTCCCCGGCCGAGGGCAGCCACCATGCCCCGGCTTCCAGTGAGGTAGTAGCCCCCTCGACCGTGACGCCGTAGCCGAGCGCGGCCGCTGCGGCCGGATAACGGAGGACGCTTTCGCCGTGAATGTTAACGAACCGTAGCCCGCCGATCTTCGCAGTATTCATCCTGCCATCGCGCAGCATTGTACCATAGGCCGATGGATATTCGGCCAAGTGCTCCCCGAACAAATAATCTCGGTATGTCGCATAGGCGGCGACCAATTCCGGGTTGGCCTCTTCCGTAAAGGCACTTTCCCGGATAATTATCGAACTGCCCGGAACGATGTTTGTCGCGTCGCGGCCATTTATAGAGTAATATTGCAGGAATCTTTCGGGATTGCAGCCCGCAAACGATACATTGACGCCGTTTTTGCATCGTATATAATCGTTGGTTCCCTCTATTAGTACCCCTGTCAACGTTGTTTGATAGTCCACGTCTTCCGGCGGCCTTGTGATTTGGCAACCGCTTACGACGCCAATAGTCGAAAAGACCGGCGACCACGTATTCGAAGACATGATGATACGCGAATTTGCCTCGTCAACACTCGATGTCCAGCCGTAATCCTTGATTTGCCCGGTCACGAATGAGTTGATTTGAGCATGAATATCCGAAAGTTTCGCACCCGCGCCCCATGTCAAAGGCAAATCGACTTTATAAATTCCGGTTCCAAATGTAAGAACGGCGGTTCCGCCCGCTGCAAGATCGAAACCCGACAAGGCTACTTCGTATGAATTCGCCCAACGCATCTCATCCGATCCGTTGAAGATCGCATTTTCCAACGACACGATCCGCACCTTATCGCCGTGTCGGCCGTACACCACGCCCGCGGGAACCAATTCGGCGGGCATCTTATCTGCAACGAGCGTAGCGCCCTTAATGAATTTCAGCGTACCGTCCGTCTTGTCGAAAACGACAAGGTCCCCGACCCCGGCGGCGTCCTTGTCCACGACGACATTCACGCCGTCGTAGATCAGTTCACCGTCGTCTTCGACGTATGACACCGCCGACTGGGTTTTAAGCCGGGAATCATCCGCTTCATAAGCGGCTCTGTTCGGGTATTTATTGATTTGTGACATAGGGAGAGTGTTTAGTTGTTTTTCCAGTCCGAAACGGCGTTATTGCCGACCGAATGGTAGACTGCATTGTTCTTAGTGTCGATGTAGAACTGTCCGGCCCGGTCGGGAGCCTTCGTCGGTGCGCCCTCGCCCGTCGGGATCAGGTTGTTTTCACCCCAGACGCCCAATTTCTTGACCTGCAGTTCCGGGATCAGGACATCGCCCGAAAGCATCCTTAGAAGCAGCGATTCGAGCTGCGCGACGCGCTCCTCCAGCGTACAGTCCGAATGAGCTACTATCTCAAATGAGGTTTTTCTCAACTCTGGATCAATTTCTTCGGCAGTAACGAACTCAGAGTCATTCTCCAGCTCGGATACTTTCGTAGGAATCTCCGTGCGGTCGGCTTTTCCTTCAATTACTTCCTGCAAGTCCAGCGTAAGTTTATCCCACGATACGGTGTTATTGAGGAGCGTAGCCCGAATCTCGGAACCGTCCACAGTAATCTGTATTTCCGGACCAATGGACCCGGCGTATACTTTCACGAAGTCCGAAACGGGGATCGACGAAATTGATCCGTCGCCGTTCACGAACTCGATGGCTCCTGTTTCTTCGTTATACTCAAGTCCCATCTGCTCAATGGGAAGGTCAACGATCAATTTCGCGCCCGCAATCGTTGTGAAGGTAAGTTCGTAGGTCTCGCCGTTGAACTCCGGAAGACCGACGCAGGTGTTCAGAATCTCCCTGATATTGGGATGGGCGGTAGGCGAGGTGTTATGCTGCTCTATCTGCCCGCTGACATCCGGCGTGGGAATGGCGTCAATGGCATCATCCGTGTATTTTTGTGCTGATTGAAGAGTAGTCGCGTCGCCGTCGGATATTGCCTTTCCCACTTCTTTCCCGAACTCAAGAAGTCCTGTTGCAATCTCTGATTTTGTCTCTTCTATGCGTTCATCCGTGTGGGAGTTAGCATCAGAAAGTGTTTTTTCAGCTGCGTCGGCTACTTCCTCTTTTGACGCCTTTTCAGATAACTGCGCTCGTACTTCTGTGTCGTCGTAATTCGAAAGTCCGTCCAGCTTCTCCTTATCGTCGTCCGTATAGTCGTTTGAGGACAGACCCTTCCCTTCTTCTTTGTCTACCTTGCCGGCAAGGGCTTCATTAATATCACCGATCTTATCTACGGATTCATTGGCAGCTTTTGCGGCTTCATTGGCGGCATCGGCGGCATCTATGGGAGCATTTGCATACTCTTCCTCGGATATTTCTGCATTGGGATTGTGCTTCTTGTAAAGGTCATAGGCACTTGGTCCGGGGAGGCCTACGATCAAGTCCGAAGAATCCAGATTGACAGTTTCCGTGGTCAGATTGTTGTCGTTGCCGCCCTCCATACATGTAGTAGGCACCAACTCGAACGCATCGCAATAATCGACGGCTGTTTGTCCGCTCTTATCTTTATTTTCCCACATGGTAAGCCGGTATGCGCCCAGCTGCTTTTGCATATTGCCTGAAATAGTGAATACGGCAATGTTCCCCTGAGGCTCGAAATGCAAAGGGGTTTCCATGCAGGAGGGAAGATGAAGGACCAGATGCAGATCGCGGCCTTCAAGTGTGACTTGCTCGCCATTGGTCAATATCGGCCAATGGATTTCGATGTCTTTACCTATACGAATACGCTTCACTTGCTGTTTTTTATTTGTAGTCCGCGGGAGATATTACGTCCTCGATCTTCAGGTCAAGTTTGCTCAATACAGCATCGATAAGAGGAGCAGATCCTAATGTTGCGACAAGACGCCCCAATTCGCGAGCTTCTGCCTCGGTAAGTTCTATTTCACCTTCCGATTCATATACTTTATGAGCGAGTACATGGCCGACAAAACCATAAGCATTTGCATATATGAGATTTGCAAGCTGCTCGCGCACATCGTGAACAGTGCATATTTTCTTTTGCATATCTGCAAAAATCTCAAGCCGTTGTAAGTTAATTTTCCTCATAATTTTTGGTCATTAAAATTGCATTATGCCGTCTACTTCTCTCCCTCTATTTGAACATCACCCAGCATCCTACACTCGTGCAGTAGATCAGATTACGGGATTCTCGGTCAGTCCATGAGTCTGAGTTAACCCATGCTCCTTGAGTATGTATCGCAATCTGCTTCCCGTTTCCGTTCAGTTGCACGCCTTTGGTTCCTATGTTTCGGATATAATAAAGTTGACCGTCTTGTGGATTGTAAGGGAGTGTGATAGTGCGCTTCCCGCCATCGCTATCCACCGTCACAAAACAATCCATATAGTCAAGGGTTACATCTGAAGATATTTTGCGATTATACAGTCTAAGGCCTGCAGTTATTCCCATCGGCATACAAAGGGCATAATTCCCATCATTCAATTGGGGAACGCTTGATGGCATAGGACCAGCTCCAAGCATTAAAGCTATATTGCTACTCCATGAAGGTCTTGATAAAGATGTTGATTGGGCATATATTGATGCAGAAATATTGTATGATCCGTTTTTACTAAGTGGCCAACCCCCGTATTCCGTTGTTGGAGACATAACTACTCTATCATCAATAGATCCATTAATAGAGCCTCTTGATGTTATAAATCCGGATTGTAATACATACGTATGTCTTTGGGTGAAATCTCCCGACTGTCCATTGATAATATTGCGTTGAGAATCATCAAAGGTATGACATTCTAATGTCGCATCTATAAGAGGATTGGAGGGACTTCTTAAAGTAAATCCGCCTATTTTTCCTTCTTTAGCTTCTATTGTACCCGTTATATTCGCCTTCGTTGCTGTAAACGAACCGTCCTTAGCGACTCGGAAAGGCGCGTTGTCCGGTGTGTTGCTACCGACAAACAGAGGGATGTCGCCGCCAACGAGTCCTGCGATGATGGTATTTTCGGAAATATCCGTTTTGGAGTTGTGGACTACGAACTCCATACCTTGCAGGAAGTTGATAACGGCGTTCTCGGCAAACAGCAGAGGCGTATATATGGGCACCATGTCGTTGAGCTGTTGCCAATATGTCGATGTGGTTCCCCCGGATGGTTTATTCGAGTTCGATGAAGTATGAGTCTGACGGCATTGGAATTTCAGTTGTTGGTTATTCTCATATACAGTCACTATGTCGATGTAGCGCAGGCCGTCTGATTCTAAATCAGCGTCGTTGCGATATTCTACACCCGAAACCCATTCCGTTAGGCGGATAATGCAACCCTGATATCCGGGGTCTCCTTTATCTCCCGGTTTGCCATCTTCTCCGCTTATGCGTACAGGGGTGGACCATCCATTCGCGGGATCGACAAAATTATTGTTTGCGTCTATTTGGGCCTCTGTCATCCACAAATATTCGCCGGAGGAAAGCGACGGAGGAGTGTCGTACCATCCTGCGGGATTGAGATCGGTTTTTGTCAATGCCGGTGACGAGGTGGTGCTGTTGTTCTTGGCGTATTTGAATTTTGGATGTGGGCCGGGTTGACCATCTTCGCCCGTTACCCGAATTGGATCGGACCAAACACCGGCCATACCGGTTGTGCTGTCTATGGTCGCTTTCGACATCCACCAAGTTCCGTTACCCGCAGGTGCATCGAGCCATCCCGAAGGGATCGGATTTGTAGAGTTTGGTGCATCCGGTTTTTCGTTGCTTTCTTTGAAGACGTATGATGTCCAATCGCCGGGTCTCCCGTCGGTTCCGTCGAAAGAATACTTTGCCCACAATGCAGGTGTAGAGAAAGCGCTCCACTCTCCATTTACCTTGATGCGCTTGGATACCCATTCGTATTGGTAAATGTCGTCTACGCCCATAGGATCATCCGTCCACGGCGCAGGCGGATTGTCATATTCTGCATTGGTCGGAACACTCGGTATCGCATCCGGATTGTCCGTCTCTGTGCGGGTGAAAATGTATTCTACACCTTCTCCGTCCACTCCATCCTCTCCGTTAAAGGAGTATTTAGCCCATAGTGAGGGCGCCGAGAAGTCGCCCCAATGTCCGTTGATCTTTATGCGCTTGCAAGTCCACTCGAAAGGATGAGTATTGTCAGGCCCTTCAGCATCGTCAGTCCAGCCATCAGGTAAATAGTCGTCTTCGTCTTGAGATGTCGGCATAGCTGGCGCTGTTTCCGAAGTCGTGCGGGTAAATATCCATTCATAGTCTGTTCCATCAACGCCGGGTCTCCCGTCGGTTCCGGGCCGGCCGTCGGTACCGCTTATTCGCGCCGGATCAGACCAAGATTCAACAATGTTGTCGATTGTGGACCCGAAAGACACCCACAAAGGGATAGTCTTGGCTGTATTATATACAATACGGAATAAGCCGTAGTCGCCATAGGCATCGTTGGATGAGTCTTTTGAATATATTACATTGACAAAATGGCGTCCTGCACTTGGAGCCGTGATGACAACAGTTGCGGATATGCCATTTCCGGACACTTTTGCTTCATAAGTACTACTGCTGGCTGGGTTAACATTCTGAACATTTATTTTACCAACAGTCAAAAAGTCGTATCCATTTTCTGAATAGGCTGTGATGTCCAATACCAATGTATCACCGGCGCCGAAAGCATTGAATTGTATTTTGCACGACGCTGTGGAATTATCACCCTTACCTGCAAGTTTGTAAAATGCTCCGTCTTGGGCAACATCCCCTTTATTATCCGCATCGATTATAATGTCGGTTACGTCGGTTGATGCGCCTGAATCTCCGCCTTCGGGATATTCGAGACTCCACCCGTCAGGAGGAATAGTAGTGCCGGTCGGAAGTGCCGGTTTTTCATTTTGCTGTTTGTAAATAGGAACTACAGAAGACAGTGGGACATGCATAAGAAGGACCCACGCTTCCGATGATGTAGACGGCTCTGATTTTGTCCCATCGACAAGACAGCGCCACTTGGCGTTATTGTGATATACCTCGTCGTTTTTATTGTATGTCTCCGACGCGAGCCACTTTCCTCGGTCGTTGATTGTCGGTATTTCTTCCCCGCCGGGCGTGAATTGATGGATGACGCCCGACATGTAGATGTTATTGAGGTAGGCCGAATAGCCTTTCATATCTATCCCGAATACGGACAGATTGGACAGGTCGCCGTACTGAGCTGCGATGTTGGACGATATGAATTCCCAGTCCGATACGCCTTTCAGATAACGCTGGTAGGTGCGTGTTTCATAGCGCGACGTTTGCCGGGCTTCATTCGAGAAGGAGCCATACCCGACAAATGTCATCGAGGGAGTAGGGTGGTATTGCTTCGGGTAAGCTGCAGAGGCTGGGCGAAGTTGATATTTGAACGTCTTATAGGTCGTGGTGTCCAACTCTTCGGTAATGCGGAAATAGCACGTTGCGAAGCCGGAAAAGCGTCTGTTGCCTTTGCTGTCATCGTAATCTTCCGTTGCATTATCTGAGGATTCGGAGCTGTGGAAAATACCCATGCAAATATCACCGACCCGCGGACTGCCTATTTCGCCTTCTTCGAGTTTGAGCGTGATGGTCTTGGCTTCGGTATCGACGCTCTCGATGATCCCGGCGCTTGGAGCAAACCATGTGTCGCCCATTGTAATATCGACCCGATTGTACCTCAGTTCAGGAACTTCAAGGAATCCCCGCAGCTTGAGGCTTTGCATTTCGGCATTCCCTTTCTTGTCGATAAGTCCGCCGATGCCGGTAATTCCTGTTGCGAAATCGCCGAACTGCGCTCCGTCCTCGAAGGTCATTTTGCCTTTGAAGGTATCCGGGAATTGCTTGTTCGCAAACTGCCATAAGGCGCGCTTGGCCGAATAAGCATTATAATCTTCGGCCGCAGTAGAATCGTACCGGGTGATGAGATATATTGCCGCTCCGGAGTCTGTAACGCCTATGCGCTGCGAATACAGAGTAGCCTTGACATCCGATTCGATGCTGCCGATTCGGGAGTAAGGAGTGTTGTCGCCGATTGTGTACGTGGCGATATATTCGTTGTAGAGTTTCTTTTCGTAGCCCTGAATTCGGGACAGACGTCCGTTTAAACCAAATCGAGGATCGACAAGAAGCACGGCTTGTCCTGCGTTGTAATTCTTGTCGTTTACCGTGCAGTATACCGGATTGGTCTCGCAGGTATATACATCGGTGTCGCTGCTGTTCTTTGCGGCGTATGCTTGTCCGGCCTTCAAAAGCTCCTCTTCGGCCTCCTCGATTCGTTGCTGCGGAAGTTTTACCCCCGTGAGTACAAATGTATCTCCCGGTTCGGGATGAAGGCTTTCGTTGGGGATTATAAGCTGGCTTTCTCCCGACGTCTCAACTTGGGCGATGATCTCAAATTTCTTGTCAAAGCCGTCTTCGGGCTTCCATGTTTCAGGTTTGTAATTTATACTTAACTCAAAATCACGCCCCATGAGACTGCCGCTGGTGAATGTAGCTCCCAGCGTTTCGCCTTCGATCATGTCGGACGGCAGGAACGGCGCGTCCTTGCAGTACATGACATAGGCCTTGTCTGTCTGTCCCTCGATGATCTCCCGATCAACGGTCTCGATGCTTGTGATCGTCTCCGTGTTCTTGGGATAGATGTCGTCGAAGAAAACGACCTGCTCGACAATGGCGCTTTTGTCGAGATTCGGGATGGCGTCAATGTATCTCTGGCCGTTGGGAAGCCGAAGTCGTATTTCTGAAACATGGTTTGTTTCTCCGCCCTGCGGAGCCTGTCCGTAGTCGCTGGTAAGGTTGCGTGTAGATCCGAATACATAGAACCGGGTGCCGTAGCTGGAATCGTCGCCCTTCTTGGCGGGGATGCTCTTGACAACATCGCCACGCTTGAATTCTTCGGGTGTTCCTCTTTCCAGCTTTCCGAAGTTAAGCGACACTAAATCTCCGTTTTCCTCGGTCCACCATTCGACTTCGAAAGTTTCGGCGATCGTGTTGAGTATATCCCAGCATTTGTCTCCGTTGAATGACACGAGTTTTGTCGCCTTGGGATTCTCGACGTCGATGGTTCCTACGCTCCAATTTTCGACGTCAAGATGTTTGTTCATGTTGGCTACGATCAGGACGCCGAATGATTCGAGGTCGGTAGTATTGTGGAATACCGCTTCGGGATTATCCCCGCCCAGCCAGAAGCATACAAAACGCTTCATGTGGTTCTGTTGCGCCTCGAACTTGAGCGCGTATTTATATCCTCCGGTCTTGTTGTCGAACTCCGGATATACCGGGGCCATTATCTCGAACTTACGGCCTTTGTACAGTATGTATGATCCTTGCGGAATTTGAATGTACTGAAGTTGATTGAAGGGAAGCTCAATATAATAGTCACTCATGAGGGCATATTTGATAATAGCCTCTTTCGTGACCGGAGCATCCAATATCTGTATTCCTAACGGAGAATAAATTACCATCTGTCGTATGCCACTTGCATCGTCACAAGCTCAAGGCAAAGATTTCGACGGTCACGTGAATTACCAAGAAATTTGAAGTGAAAAACAAAAAAAACGGGAATTTCTTCCCGTTGAGACAATGTGATTGTAATAAAAGGTCCGATCATAGATCAGGACTTTTTATTTAGTTTGCGATACATAGCGCTATCAACCTTCAATATATTAACGTGGTGCCTTGATTATATTTCGTGGTTCGAGACGCCACCACCTGTCGCGATTATCAGCCTTGTATAGCTCGGCGTATAGTCTGCGAATTTTTCTTATTTTCTCCGGCGTATATCCACATCCACCTCCAATTACGTAGCTTCCGCAAGATGGGCATACCTCTTCGGTATCTTTAATAGCTACTATACAACAGTTTGTGAAAATTATATCAGAGCCTCTTTTGAAGTGTACGCCTGATATTTTAGGTGTCGGTGCCATCTTTATCTTCCTCGTTAAAATTCTTTCTGTGGTAAAGGTAATAAATATATTTGGAAAAAACGCCCCGCATTTCTGCGAGGCGCCGGCATCGGGGAAGTATACAGGGGCTTATCTTATCGGTGCCATCTTCTTCGGGGTTTGGACCACCTCAAACTGCCTTGCGAGGAAATCCAATCCTTTTTGCGTCACGAGAACCTTGATGACCGTGAACGATTCGTGGTTGTTTCGGTCGATCAATTTCTCTTTCAACTCGAAGTAACCCCGGTTAATATACTTTTGTTTAGGCTCATTGCGGTTGCAGAAGAATATCCCTCGCTCGCGGAGCCGCTGGAAGAGCGTGTTGCGGCCAAATGGTAGATTCAAAATCTTTGCCGCCTGCCCGACGTCGATCTTCTGATCCGTGTCCAGTACCTTGTCCATCAGCTCGGCTTTCGGCGCGAGTGCCGCGACCTGCTTTTGGGCCTGCTCCAGCTGTTGTTTCTGCCGGGCTATGGTGTCATTGGCGACCAGCACGGCGCGTGCCATTATCATTTCGGGCGTGTCCGTCTCTTTGGCTGACATGTATCCGCCAGTCTTGCGGATAGAGGGGAGAACCTCATCGCATACCCAGTCCTGAAACTGCTCGGCCTGCGGGAGCTTCGATCGCATGACAAGGCGGTAAACATCGGATTCGGGGATGTATTTCACCTTTTGAACCCCACCATCTGTAGGGGTCGGCAAAATGGCGACCCCTTTACAATGTGTTGAAATTGCATCCGCTGTCCGCATATACCCTAATGATCTCGCTACATCATTCGCAAGAAACATAGGCTTGTCGTCGGACATAATGATACGTACACGCCCGAACTTCTCGTTATTGAATATTTGCAGATTGTTCATGGCTAACAGCATTTGGTTGTCGTAGGTTGTTCTAAATACTCCGATCTGTTCAAATAAGCATTGAGCGCGTCCATTTCGAGTGCGTGTATATAACTCTCTAATTGGATTTGCTTTTTGGTGGTTTCATTCAGCCATTTCATAGCCTGAGCGTACGCATTATAGTTATTTTGAGCACGCTGGTTAGCCTCAATGTAGAGTTGGTAATAGTCGGGGCTTGGATTCTTTTTCTTCATGGCTCGGCTATTTACATTGTGCGACATCAGAGTTCCCGCCCATCTTCATAAGAATGAAGGGATCAATAGGACGTGTGAGAGAGGTAGATGCAAATACTGCGATCTCGCGGTCTGTCTCCGCGATGTGTTTGTCAACCATATCGCAGTAACGGCTCAGAAGGTCAAAGTAAGCCTTCTTGTACTGCGCGGCTGTTCGCTCGGCTTCGATGCAGCGAGTTTGATAATCCGTTTCCGGAAGCGATGGTGTTTTCATAGATGTAAGCATTTGATAAAACAAAAAAAACGAACGGGTACTACCTGCTGCTTACATCTTTACTCAAGAGGTTGGCGCGCCATTACAGCAACGCCACAGGGTTACCCGTCCGTATGTTCAATTTTCGGCACAAAAAAAGCACCAATAATGGTGCATCTTGTGCACTCTTGAGTTTATGTAAGCGTTACAAATATAGAAAATTATTTTTAATCCACGAGGGCTTTAACACTATTTTTTACATCAGGAGTAAATTTTGTTTCTAAAATTTGCTACTATTGGAAATTTTGTAAATTTGTAATGTCAACTAATACCAATTACAATATGAGAAGATTTTTATTCATATGGTCACTTATTGTCTCAATGGCTTTTGTTGGATGCTCAGATAACGATGACAATGATAATAATAATATCTCTAATCCATTGCCCGGTACTACGTGGGGGATGATTGATGTTAGTAGTGGTGCCATATCGACGCTTGTATTTGATGACAATGAATGCAGCTATGGTTCAAGATACGGAGGTTCATCAAGCGATTATAAACGTGCCTTATATAGTTATACATACAAAGCATCAAAGGTTACATTAATCCCATTTAATGATGAGTTAACAATATTGGAAGGTATTATATCTGGTCCGGTAATGTTTGTAAAAGACGCTTCTTTAGGAGAAGATGTGGGGATTTTTGTAAAGCAGTAATTTAGTCCAATTCCGAGGCTTTGTCTCGGTTTTTTATTTGTCCAGTATTGCCATAATCCGCTCTATACAGGCGTTCTGCTCTTCGAGCAACGTTGTTAGTCGGCTGATTCGATGATGTCGTTCATGGTCATATTGTATTTGAGTTAGTCTCCGTAGTACATTCCGCGAACGCCATAGTAGTTAGCCGGGACCGTCAGCAGCTGCGGGCGGTATTCCGTGGCTTTCGGCTGCTCCGTCGGGCGGTTCTCGATCTTCGCCGTCATGATCGCCAGCTTCTCGTTGCGCCAAGCCTTCTTTAGGCAGGCCGAGAACGACATAGAGACGTTAGCACGTTTCAGATACCAAGCGTTGCGCATGATCTTCGATTTATTGTAGGTTGCTTTCATGATTTATTAGGTATTATCTTATTTTCTTGATGCAAATATAAGGCATTAATTTATAACAACCAAAGGTTTTTACAAGAAAATATAAAACAATACTATTTTTTTTCACTTATTTATTTGGCATTACCTTATAATCCACCTATATTTGCATTACAAACCAATGCCTTATAAGTATGATACAGCTAAGAATTAAGGAGTTATGCAAAGAAAAGGGCATAACACTGAATCAGTTGGCCGAAAAGATTGGAATTTCCCAACCGTCTATTAGCGGTATAGCAACGGGAAAACAAAAGCCGGCATTTGACACGCTCGAAAAAATGGCCGATGCTTTGGAGGTTACTCCCGCGGAGCTTTTCGCCCCTCAGCCAACGAACACGATCACCTGCCCGCATTGCGGCAAACTTATTAAAGTAGAGAAGGGGGAATAAATAAGTATAATAAGGCTAATAGATCATGGAGAAAAACGTAAAATATAGAGGGGTGTTAAACCTTGGAGAAATGCCGATTCCATGCTATGTTTTAGAGGATGGTACACGGGTTCTTTCAGGTCGAGGGATGCAGGAGGCTCTCAAAATGGTAGACGAAGCTGAAGAAGGTAGGCAAACTGCGGGGACCAGATTGAGCCGATATTTAAGCCAAAAATCGCTCAAACCATTTATTTACAAGGATAAAGAAGAGGACCACTTTAAGCCTATTATTTGTAACGATAGGGAGACAAAGATAAATGGATATGAAGCGACTGTATTGGTCGATATTTGTGATGCCTTCCTTGAGGCCAGACAAGCTATCAATCTATCTCCCCGTCAGGAAATCATTGCCGCTCAATGCGAAATACTTGTACGAGCATTTGCCAAAGTAGGCATTGTAGCGCTCGTAGATGAGGCAACAGGATACCAGCAGGATAAGAATAGAGCAAAAGATGAGCTTCAAAAGTTCTTGTCGCAATTCATTTCGGACGAGGCAAGCCGTTGGGTAAAGACTTTTAACGATTCATTCTTTGAAATGATATATAGAATGCACGGATGGAATTGGACTATGACCCACAAGCGGCCGGGTGTTGTTGGAACGTGGATTAATGATATTGTTTACGAACGTCTGGCTCCAGTGATATTAACCGAACTTCAAAAAGTCAATCCGAAAACAGACAAAGGAACGCGAAAAGACCGTCATCACCAGCATTTAACCGAAGAGATAGGCCGGCCAAAACTGAAAGAGCATTTAGCAGCTGTAGAGGCGTTGGGACGGGCCTCTGGGTATAATTGGGTCAGATTTATGCAAATGCTTAACGCCGCATTTCCGAAACAATACCAACAGTTAGATTTGCTTTTTCCGGATGATGTAAGGGTTGAGAATGGCGAATAGATGCAAAGTCGTAAATACAAAGACGAGGAATGGTTAAAACCATTCCTCTTTTTTTGGATATTCCAATTTGAAATTGTAAATTTGGATTACTAACCATAATGCATAATAACATGAGTGAAAATTGGATATGTCAAAATTGCGGGCATGAAAATCCTGTGATAGCAAAAGTATGCGGGAAATGCTCTGCACTTAAAGGGACTGTTGAAACCTTTGAAAAGAATGGGGATGAATACATTAGATACAATATTGTTGTAAAAAGGAACGCAGAGCAACTTCTTGAAACATTAGCTCTGGCAATTTTAATTGCTGGCATTATATGTTCTGTTATTCTTGCTTTTTATGGAATGGGATTATATTCAGATCACGACAAAGAAGAGGCATATTGGTGTTTTTGGAGCATACTTCCCATTATGCTTACATCCGCAACAGTATATGCTCTTTTGAAAGTGATATGTAATATATCGGACACCTTGCAAGATATTAAGAATAAAATATAGTGATGAATGGATATTATTTACATTATTTTAAGCCTTATTATGGTAATATTCGCCATTCTCCAAATTGTTTTGTTCTTCAAAATTTGGGGGATGACGAAAAACATATTAGAGATAAAAAATAAAATTATTCCTGATACTGGCTCTGTTATTGCGCGAGAAATACATAAGAAAAATCCGGATATTATGAATATTCTATACGATCATCTTTGGGCTGATTTGGAGCGTGCTTACAAGCAAGATTTATCTTATAGCCGCACTATTAATGAGTACAAAATATTATATCAACGCGCTGGGATAGAGTTTCCTTCCGAAATTGAAAATATTAAAAATGATGATTGCTATAGATTATTTTACGAGGGGAAGTTGGAATAAATCAAGCAAAGCCGAGACTATTTCCCGGCTTTGTTTTACAGTACAATCGCAGTTCCGTCTTTCTTTATTGAATACTCGCCGCCGATCCTTACGATATTGAGCACGGCGTAGTCTTTGGCGGTGATCTTGGCCCGTGCGCCGTGCATCAGGATTATCGTATGGATGAATTTAGTCCCTGCCGCTTCTATAGTAGCATCTGTATCTCCGACGATACATACGTACTCTCTACCTTTGAGCGTGATATTTCCCGCATCTACATATACTTCCAGCCCTTCTAAACTGTCTCGGTTCTTTCTGAACACTTCGACCGAGGGGAAGTTGTGGTCTTGACAGAATTCGATTCCCTGCGGCGTGAACATGAGTTTTATGAGTTCGGGGAAGTCGTGAATGCGCATTACCTTCCTGCATGCTCCGCCACGGAGAGCGGAAATCCTGATCTCTTCCAGATTTTTATTCGAGTGTGTCATTATGCTTCTTTTTTATCCTCGCCCCTGTCTGCGGGGTTTGGCTCGTTGAACTTTACGGTTAATTGCGACGTCAGGCGGTCGCCGGATATGTTGTAGCTGCCTGAATTTCCGACATATGTCAGGTGGTATATTTCATCACTTATTCCCGGTACCGATATATCTACCTTACCTAAGTGTAGCATCCGGATAAAAGTATCGTAGTTTAAAAGGTGCTCCTCCGGGGTTTCTCCCGTAATTATAAAAGTCAATGTTAAATCCCGTGCCGCCAATTTGGGTTTGTCGGGATATATGACCTCCTTGCCGTCTTTCTTGGGGTCTTCGTTTTCTACGAAGTCTTTCAGGCCGGCAGGGGATTTTAACCCGGCAATAAACCCGGAACCCATTGCAACGCCCATTGTGTAGGCGTCTGTCCTGTTGATGAATAAATCTCCGATCATTACTTATTTGTTTAATTCTTTCGTTAGATAAGATTCTGCTGTATCAACGACATCATAGCCTTTTGAGCTGACGAAAGAAGCGTAGAACATACCGTCGGCAAATACGATGCTGGTGCCTGCTTTGTTAACTTCATTAAGCCATTTCGTTATCGCGGCGGCGGCCTCGTATCCGTAGTTCATTCCGCTTATATAGCGTCGCTTTTCCTTGCCATCATACGTCACAACATATCCGAGCGAACTGCGAAGATTCCATGTGTGATTTCGGTAATCGGCTTCGATCTGCTGGAGTTTAACCGCTTCACGAGCCTTCTCATCCATGAAATCTACTACCTCGTCTTCGATGCCGTCGATAAATTTGGTCAGGTCCGATATGTCCTTTTCAATTTTCATTACAGTTCACTTGTATTGCGCTTGATCGCCGCTATGTCTTCCCGAATTTCCGTCAGAGCAGCCTTCATAACAGCTGTATTCCCGTTTATTTCGACGATCTCCATGTAGGTCATAACAGCGTACCGGAGCAGCTCATTATCCACTTGCACGCTTGTGTATATGGCCGTTTCGATATTTCCGATGGAGTTCAGCAGCCCGATAATAGATTGAGTTTGCATCATCACATATCCTCGGATGTCGGTAACCTTGCCTTGAATGTCCGTGAATCGGCCGTTTAACTCGTCGCCGGTATCTTGAGACATGGCTTTAAAGCCTCTCTCCGTGGCTTCCTGCTGAGCAGCTCCGGCATTTCCAAGCAACTCTTTTGTCTCGGCAGGAAGACTGTCCCAGACAGCTTGGAATGTCTCTCCAACCTTGTTAAGATCATCCGCAAAGCCACTCATGGAGTCGGTAACATTTTCCATCCCCAGAAAAACGCCATCCTTAAACCATTTAGCCTTATATTTATCGAATACTTTGCCGATTTCTTCCTCAAGAAACCTGCTTATAAGCATTTGTCTAACGATGTTTGCGACAATCTCGTCCACCTTTTCGCCCCACGCTTCGGCCGCATTCTCGCCTTCCATAAATGCGTCTATAAACGCATCTCCAAGTTCCTTTGCGATTTCTTCCGCCGTGCCCCCAATAATGGTTTCGACGACCTCGTTAATCACTTCAGCGGCTTCGGCTCCAAGCTCTTGAATCTGGCGCTCCCATTCTCTAATTTTTGATTTGTCCGTTTTCTTCTTGTCGTTCTCCGCATTAATCTGCTTTTGGAGCAACAATTGTTGTTCTGCAAGATTGTTAAGTCGCTCGCGGGTGTCGCCAAATTTATTTTTACCCAGAAGATTGCTATCTGTATATTTGAGGTTCGAATAAGCATCGGCTATACTTTGGATCGCCTTTTTTTCTATTTCAGCCTCTTTGGATCGCCTGATGAAGAATTTCTCTACAAAGTTGCCTACGTCTTTGTACGCGCTCATTATTGATTTCGCCGCGTTATTGTAGGCGTCCTTTACATTTTTAACTGCATCGAAAGAGTTTCGTTGCAATCGAATGGCGTTGGCATTATCCAATTCCCATTGCAACTGCTCAATACGCCCTTGCAGTCTGTCTATTTCAGCCTGCTTCTCTTCGTCATTGTTGAACAGACTTGCAATTTTAGTAGCAACACTCAGTACAGCCTGAATGATAGCGAGAATAACGGAAGCCCTCTCTACTGCCTTTATTGCGTTTGCAGCCGTTGTAGAGGTTGTGGTTATGGCACTGGCCGATGATTCAGTAAGGGTTACTATACTGCTTATCATGCTCGTGGCTGTTGCCGCGATCTCACCTGCAGCACTGATTATTTCGCCCGTAGTGCCTCCTACGGCGTCGCCAATATCCTTAAACCCATCTGCAATGTCTCCGAGGGTCTTTTCCAGCCGTTGCCATTTCTTGATTGCATTTTCTTTGGGAGATGTTTGCGTATTTGATGCAGCTTTATTTACCGCATTAATTTGTGCCTTGGTTTTGTTGATTTCAGCGCGTAGTTTCTGGGCCTGCTCTGTATCGGATGAATCCAAAGCATTGTATTCCGACTCAAGAGATTGTAACGATGTTTCGAGTTCGGTTTTCAGTTCGGCTAATTTGTCTTTAGTCTTATCTGTAAGTTGTCGTATCCATTCCCCGGCTTGCACTTCGATTTCCGCTATAGCAGCATCTCGTTCGGCTTCGAGACTCTTTCTTTCCCCGACGGTCCCTGCCTCTTCAATCCTTCGGTCGTAAAGGTCTTTTATGGCTTGTAGCTTTTCGCGGAAGGTGCCGTATTTTTGCAAGTATCCATCCCAAGACTTTATCTCTTCGTCGAATTGCGCTGAAAGTTCGGCATGACCAATTTGCCCCACCAATAAAGCGGTTCCACGTTCTTTATTGCGCTGTTCTTCATTTGCCTCTCTCAAAGCTTCTGTATATATTCTTACTCCTTCTGCAGCTTTGATGTTGTCGGCGTAATACACTTCTTGGAGTTCGTGGTATTTTTCGCCGGCAGATCCATCGGCAGCAACGTTTGTGGCTATAACGAGTCGCTTTGTATCTGCGGCAAGGATATCTTGCGCTCCTTCAAGTTGGGTGTATATGTAATCTTCCAATTCTTGCGGAGACAAGATATCCCCATTGGGAAGGATAGGGGTAACTAATATTTCAGTCACCTTGCCCTTGGCGTCCAAAATGCCAAATTGGCTGCTGAAAACGGTGGCGATACCTTCTCCTGCATCCTCCCAGCCTTTCTTTACCAATTCTGCCGCTGCAACAAGTGGCCGAGCCAAATGCTCGACGTTTCCTTTGTATTGGGCTACCATCTGTTGCCCAGCAAGGAATCTTTCCGAGGATGTGTCATTCTTGTACTGGGCATCAATTTCTTTTTTTTGTAACTCAAATAGCTTTTTTTCTGCTTCTTGTATGGCTCGCGCGCGCTTTTGGTAGTCGAGGTCTATTTGCGCAAGTTTCTTGGCTGTCCCGTCTTTCATGGAGTCAACCTCGGCCTGTAACGCATCGTCCCGGAGTTTTTGCAGTTTCTGATTGAGTGCCTTCAGGTTGCGCTCTTGGTCGGATGCGGCCTTTTCTGCGGCGCTTTTGGCTTCATCACGGGCTTTTTTCGCCTCTGCGTTGAGTTCGGCAGGGGTTTTTCCTGTAAATAGTTTTTCTGCAACAGGAACCAACTGGGCATTTGTTTTATCTACCGAGTTGACATATTCTCTTACATTGGAATCATATTCTTTTTCAATTTTATCCCACAGTTCTTTACCCCCGGATAGTTTTTGTAATTCAATTTTTAGATTGTCGGTAGCTTCCCATACACTTTTTTTTGCTGCATTGAGATATCTCAATCCTGCTCCAAGTTGTTCTTTGCTTACCTCTCCGTTTTTGTATTTTTTTAATAGTTTTTGCTGATTATTCCATGCATCTTCATAATCTTTATAGGCACTTACATAGTCTCTATATGCATCCCCAGTAGATTCAAGCAGATTTATATTTCCTTGATTTTCGGTGATCATTTTTTCCGCGGCTTTCGCTTTTGCGACCTCAATAATTGCATCACGCAGGTTTTCATAGGCGCCGACGGCATTCCCTACCATAATCTGTTCTGCGGCCATATTGCCGAAATAGGCAGGGTAGATGTCTTGCAGCTTCTTGACGGCCTCGGCCCGTTCTTCATAGGGTTTGGACAGATCGGTTGCGGCATTATACAGCAGGTTCAGTTTGGTTAATTCGGATTGCGCCGACACAGAGCCTTGAGCCATCGCGGAATTGAATTGCTGAAGGGCGGCAGCGGCGGCATCTATTGCTGTCTTGCCTTTAAACAGCGATGCCACCCAGCTCGTTATCTCTTTTCCGTAAAGGGTAAGTACGGTAACTCCGGCGACAAGCAAAGTTTGCCACGAGATAATTGATTTGGCGATCTGCTTCCATACCGGAATAAACGATTGTCCGGTTTTTTTAAGTTCCTCTACGGCTTTTCTCGCTTTGGATATTTCATCTGCCAGCATAGGCAGGTTGTTGGAGATGGCTGAAAAGAATACTTGAGGGCCATACGCCAACGCTGGCAATTCACGGGCAACCTGCTGAATCTGGAAGCCCAGCATATTGAATCCGGAGGCATAGTTGCCTACATTGCGGGTGTGTACCCCCATTGTAGCATCGAGTTCTTTAACTTTCGTGTCAATAGATTCGATGTTTTTGAGCAGGTTTTGCCCCCAGCCGCTTGTTCGTTCGCTTTCATTCAACGAGCGATATACGGTGCGCATTCGTGATAGGGCTTGCGACATCTCATCAATGGACCCTCTTGCAACCTGTTCGAACTTGATTTGATTGACTAATTCTTTTCTGGCGCGAGATATGGCCTGTTTGTATTCCTCGATGGATAGCGTAGCTTCAAGGCGGCTTGACTTCTGATTCTGCGTCAATTTCATGCCTTGACTCTCCGCTTTATTCAGGCTGTCTATCTCCGATTTAAGACGCTTTATTTGAGCTTCGTATTGAGATATAAGGATGACATTCTTTTTTTTTGAAGCATTGACGGTTTTTAATTCTTCGATTAGTTCATGATACGCTGCCGTCTCGGCCTTGGCCGCTTGTGCCCCGGCTGTAGAGTCCCCACCTGTATTTCCTATAGTGACCGAAGCTGCTGTTTTGGCCGCCGCATCCATCGCCTGACGTTCCATTTGGGCAATCTTGCGCATGGACTGCTCCACACGGGCCTCCATTTCTCCGATCTTGCGGTTTATGACGTCGAAATCCTTGGTGCTGTCAGGGATGTCCGCCAGCACGCGCCGCAACTGCTCAAGCATGCTGATGAAGCTCTTGAGTTTGTCGGTTTCCGCATTTATTTTGAATGATAAAGCACTCATTGATGTATTTTATTACCTCGTCTTTTATTACCTCTTCTTTTGGCCATTTCGGCCCCCGATCCTTTGACTATCTTTTTCTCGTCGCCGACGAGCGTGCGGACCTTGTCCGTCATCATCAGAAGCATGGTAGGGTAGTTTATGCCCTGAAACGCCTCTTTGTAGGATATGTTCAGCTGGTCCATCATCGTCGCCATGATCCCGGTTATAGTGTTGTTGCCGACGGTCTCCGCAATGGTATTGCGCCGGGTCTTGTCGATCTTGACCGAATCGAACAAGTCTTTCCCCGACACTATTTCTGCTATAGCGCAGGTGGCGTGGGATATTTCTTCATAGGAGGCATATCTCTTGGCGTACCATAGAAATACCTTCTGCGCCCACTTGCGCCGGAACATAAGCCGCGATATTGTGCCCAGAGAGAATTTTTGCCGGCCTTGTATCGATACATCTATCCGCCCGGCAGCAAAGGCCCTTGCCAAGTCTTTGACAAAAGGCTGGTACATCCGGAATGTGAACATTCCGAGCTTTACTGCGACATGATGCTTGTTCAGCAGTGACCGGGCGACAATGTCCGCCGATTTAATCATTATCTTTGGATATGGTTGTCGCTAATCCCTCCATCACGGCGGCCACTGACGCAATGTCCTCCAGCGGAATCATCAGCAAGGTTTTCTGATAGCAGTCGAACAGCTCGGCGAAGGTGCTTCGCTTCATAAAGCGACGGCACAGAAGCCATGCCCTGAGGCGGTGCAATATGCTCCGGCTGCCCACGATTGCCAGCGCAACGCTGTAGGCCATTGCGGCTATGCACGCCTTGCTTTCATCCGGCTCTTTTTTTACGTCGATTGCCGTCATAATGCGGGTGGCGGTCATCGGCGACATTTTGTATATCGTGTATCCTTTTGAAGCGATACGTATGCTGATAAAGTCTAATTTCATGGTAATTGTTATAATGGAATAGGGGTGAGGGGCTTATGCCTCCCACCCCCGTACTTGAATGTTGACAGGTTGCTAAATGCCCTCCTCTTCGGAAGCATCGAACCAGTATTCCGAAGAAACCGCTGCGTTGTCGGGTTCGAGTGCCGTGGCCACAACGCCAATAGCACTTGCGCCGTCGGTCTGGGCGTCGCGTGCGATAACCGACGCCTTCGGGAATACGCAGTACTGATTGTCTTCGGTAAGGGCAACCATGAACTTCTCGATTATTACCACGCCGCGGTTGCGCTTCCACGACGTTGCGGTTGCGGTGCCGCCCATGAGGTCGGCCTTCGTTGTATAGTCGTATTGACCGATGGTGAAACTCATCTGGATATTTCCCATCTCGGTCGATTGGCGGTATACGCCGTTTGTGAGCTGATTCCGGTACTCGGTGGTAGACGGTTCCTCCTCCTCGATACTCCATGTATCTTGGTGAATGTTCTCGACCTGCTTGGTACTCTCGTTGCTCAAGAGCGTTTTGAGTGAAGCAAGGGTGACATCCGCCGTAACCTTTGCAGGGTCTCCGTAATACAGCTTCTTGATTCCTACTGCTGTTACTTTTGCCATTGTTTTAGTTGTTTTTAATGTTCAATACTCTGAATAATACCCGGATATAGACATAGTGGCATCCTAAGTTCGGATCTTCCTCGCGGCCGATATTTTCATATCTGTACCTATATGCGGATTCGTCGTAAGTGCCGTAAGTCCATTCCTTGAATCTGGCTTTCGCCGCTCGTTCAAGCTCGTCCAGACGTTTGATATTCGCTTCGCCTTTGATGTCGGGGACGCATAGATTGACAGCCACGAAGCAGTCCTCCCAATATGTAGTCGGAGTCTGCTGGGGCGGGGTTATGACTACAACACGTTCGCGTGTGACTTTCCCGCCCGGAATGGCCCATGAAGTATGCATTTCCTTAATCCCGAATTTCCGGCAAGCGGAAAACAAGATGTTGCGAGCATCGCCGGTTGTAATCATATCCAGAGGTCTGAAACGTTGAAATAATTGTTCTCCTTTGGTATTGCTACCGTGCCTTCACCGCGGACTTCGCGGGTCGTCTTATCAATGCACTTCACATAACTCCCTTTGGGAATTCCCTTTCCTTCGTAGACGATATGGTATTCCGATTGACGCACTTCGCCGTTTTCAGACACAAGGCGCACGGTCGTGTTGTCGTCGCAACGACAATCACCTACCTTCTGCCATGTGTCATCTTCGGATAATATTATCGGACGCCCCAGCTCGTCGTACTGTTTCGGCGGGTCTATCCTTAAGTAGAGTATGTGGGGCGCAAAGTACATATTACCACAAGTTTGAAGCATCCTTTATCGAAGATAAGCCGATGGAGCTGCTCAACTCTTCTCCCGGTGTGATGCCGTATTTCCGAAGCATGAGCTGCGCTTTCTGCTTTAAGGCGCTGTCAGACCAAGAGGCCGAGTGCCCATTCTCGCTTACCGATAACGGATGCATTATCAGGCTGTCAATAAACTCAGTCACTCGTTTAGCGACGATTTGCTGTTGTTGCTCGCTGCTCGCCAGAGAGTCGGGGTCTAAGCCCCACTCTCTCGCAAAGCGGCGGACACCATAGTCTGAGATTGTCCCGACCATGTTGAACTCCTGATGTATGCACTCTGCCACCGTCATATATACCTACGATTCTACGGTCAGCGAATAGATGCCGTTGATCTCGGTGATAACCGGAAGCGACAGGGATTGTGCCTTCGTGAATTCCACGCCGTTCGAATTGTCGGTTTCACCCTTTCCCCATTGGGAAATCCGGATGCGGCCATAGTCGGAGTAGGTGACCCCCGGCTCCGGCCGAAGCTCGTTGTCGGCGTAGGCATTCTTAATGACACCGAGACGTCCTGCCGGCACAAACACGATATTCTTGTCGTTCCACGGCTTGTACTCCTTGATCTTGCCGTTGTCCTGAATGCGCGTCATTCGACGGATAACATCGAATACGGGCAGTCCGTTGGAGCGCATGAACTCGTTCAGATTTGTCGGACCCAAAGATCACCTGCTTCATCTTTTTACTTCGGAGGATATACGAAAGCCGCTTCTGATCCAAAAGGATGCGGTCGAAGGTCACTTTTTCCTGCGCGGAATCGACGATCTCCTGAATGTCCTCGAATACATCGACGGTGTCGATGTTCGCTTCGGTCCACTGCGTATCTACCGTAGCGATGTTCTCTTGGGGCATACCGTAGTCGATGTTGCCCCTTACGCCGCCTTCAGGGTTGTTCTCGGACGTGAACTCGAAGACGCCTTTGTTGGAAAGCGCGCCGAGGAAGATGATGTCAAGTTTCGATTTTACAGAGTTGACAACCTTCTCCACGCCGCCCCACATAAGGTTTACGAGTTGCTGTTTCTTCGCCTGATCCGGGATCATCCGCGAGTCCAGCAGTTGGAGAACCTTGCGGTAGTCTTCGATGCGCATAGGATATGTCATCTGATGCGTAAGGACCTTTTTCGAGATTGTCGCCAGCCCCTCGGTTCCCATGATAGGCTCTTTGCCTTTGGAATCCAATGTAGCGGCGGCAACGCTGAGATTGTACGAGCCGATGATTTCCTCGAAGTTCAGTCCTACAGTCGGCGTATCCCAATCGAGAAAACGCTCATACACGCTTTGGTCGAATAAGCGTTTGCGCAGCTCCGACGCCGCGTCAATACGAACCTGCACCTCCTTGGTGAGTTCGCGGAAGATGGAAGAATAATATACTTCGTTCATTTTCTTTACTGTCTGATGTACTTGATTTCAGGGTTGTTTTTCATGCTGTAGCCTTGCAGCCACGCATCGGGCACCGGATATGCCACGTCCTTAAGGATTCTGGCCCCATATGCCGCCGACACAGTGGGGAATCCGTTTGTCGTGGTGTATTCTTTGGTGGTCTCGATAACAGCATCGGGCAGCTCGTCACCTCCAAGCAGATCCGCGCCGGCAATCGCCTCGGCCATTGCAGCGTTGAGCGTAATCTCGTCGTAGGATTCGTTGGTGGTGCTGATGCTTTTGATTGTCCCGGTGGATTCACCGATTTTGACGGCGTCGTTTACTTGGAGCATGGACCCTTTCACTACACGCGGCTTTGTCGTGGTTCCGCCCTCGACGATGCGCGCAGATTTGCAGATCGTACATTCCATGTTCTCGAAATCGATCTTGATCGGGGTTCCTTCCTTGAGTTTCATCCCTTCCGGATAGGTGCCTTTGAGTTTGAAGTCTCCCGGAAGCACCTCGCATTCCCCACGCCAGAACACGGGGAACCCGCCTTTAATTTGGGTCTTTTCGAATTTGATAGCCATTTCTTTTTAGATTTTGTTATGCATCCGGCAAGTTTTCAGCCCACGCCTTTGCCTCCTCTTTGCTTTGGCCTTCGGATGTGGAGAGGGGGAATGCCGATTCCTTTCCCTCAAGCCCTGCTGCTACGACTCGTGTCTGTATGGCTGCAAATTTCTCCTGCAGCTTTGATTTGTCAGGATTCTCCTCACTCATCGCGGCTGCGAGTCCTAAGATGTCTTCCAGCACCGAGTCCTTGATGTTAGCTTCTTTGGCTGCTGCGCGAAAAATCGAGTCGCGCTCGGCTTTTGCACGCATGGCTTCCATAGCGTCGTATTTTGCTCGTATAGCATTCTCACGCTCTTCCTGCTCACGCTTGTAAGCCTTGAACCACTCAGGTTCTTCGCTTGGGGAAGTAAGTTTTACCTGCCCGTCCCCGGTGGCAGGCTGCTCGATAGGCTTCCCTTCTTTCAGGTTATGTCGCTTTTCGTAGTTTTTGACTGCGGTCTGCGAGGCATCCCCTGCGCGGTAATCGCCGTAGCTGGTCAGCACGTCCTGAAAGCTAATTCCCTCCGCGATGGTAGTTAATTGCGCTTCGTCCGATACATTCTCAGACTTCTTCGTTGCGATTCGGTCGAGAATTGCATTGTCCACCCCCTGAAATTTGGTTTGGAGCAATGCCAAAAGTTTATCTTTCATATTCATTAAATTATTTGCTTCAAGGCAAAGGTTTCGACGGTCACGTGAATTACCAAAAATGAGCGTGATTTTTTATTGATTGTTCTAAACGTTCGATTTTTCTTCCGTAGAATCACTTGCTGTTGATGGATTATTGTCCGATTGGTTTGTTTCTGACTCTTCTCTGATTGAGATGGATTCCGAACGACCCAATGCTGTTTTTAGTCGGTCTATTTCCTCTTGTGGATTGTCGGCCACGCCCATTAGGTTGACAGCCTCTTCGAGTGAAAGAATTCCGTCATTATAGGCTTGGCCAATGGATTTCCACCGAGCGGCGACATCCTCACTGAATGGCTCCGAAAATTCATGCTCGATCTTGAGGGTAGCGAGTTTGTCTCTCATCTTGATATGAGTTACATTCATCATAATCGCCAGAATGAGGTTCTTTTCCCGATCGACGAGTTCGTCGTATATCTCCTTGCGATTATCACGCTTAATATATCCAAGCACCATTGCCCTTTTTATGGCATCGCCTGACAAGGTTCCCAGTCCAACCATCTTTTCGGGTGTAAATTCGGGCGTGAAGGTGTCAAAGAGGATGGACTCCTTTAAATCTGTTTTTTCCTGCTGGCGCGTCTCGGAGGAGGTAGGCGGCTCTATATATTCAAACTTGTCTTCTTTGCTGTTTAACTGGATTACCTTTCCGGGCTGATCTGTTTTGGGCAGGCTTTTGATGACGCCTGTTGTGGCAGCGGCTATTGGGTCTGCGAAGTAATTATTTGTATCAGCGGTTTTCGAGTCAATATCCTCCTCCCTGTCAATACGGGGCTGCAATCCACTCCAAGCTGTTTCCTGCCTATAATAAATGATATTTATTTTGCCTGTTGGATTTACAATCGGCACTACATCCCATCCTATCTTGGCCTTCCTCCCCCGAAATATGAAGGTGGGTGTATGAATGTCAAAATGCTCTATAGTACCCGTTCCTTCTTTCAAATAATACCCATATCCAAATGCAAGCAAATTCCCATACTGATCGAACATAGGGCGTAAAGTATGCCCTTTGGACTTGGAAAGTACGACTACTTTAACCTCCGGCAGACCTGTAATCTCATTTCTGTATATGTGATACAATTTTGCACTCTGCGTTTCGGCTCCAGCCAGTCGCTTTGCCTGCCTCATATTACTGTCAAACCTTAAATCGCGGAGGAATTGTTTATACGCGGCGAAAGCATCAGCGTCTCCCGATTCGTCGGATGACTTCCACTTAATAGGGTTGCCCAACAAAAAGAATAGTTCTACCTCATTGATATAGCGTTGGCGCGTGCGAGGCAGTTTCTCCGTTCGATAATCGCGTTGTCCTTTTCTCGTTTTGTCCTGCCGCTTCATTATGGCATGAAGTTCCGGATTGTACTCGCAGATCGCTTTTACTGCTTCCGGGTCGTGATCTTCCATCAAGGACATCGCTTGACTGATATCTTTTGCCTTTATGAGGTCCATCAAATCACGCTCAACTCCCAAAGCGTTGAGTGTCTTATTCTGGAAATAGGTAAATAGGCGGTCAATAAAGTTCATCGTTACCAAATATTAATATCGTTCAAATCATCATCACGTAAAGGAGCACTGCGTTTTTCATAACACCCGGTGAGCGCATCCGGGGCATCGTCATTGGCATTCCCACCCTCCTTCATGTATCCTGTAATGGCGCGGTAAAATTCCGGCCATCGTTTGTCCCAACCTGTTGGAAAGTAAGTGATGTTATTGACGTCTGCCGACTTGGTGAAAATGCGCACTTGCTTGTTAGCCGTCTGAGTGAAGCAGCTTATAGTAGTGCGGGTAATGTTCATTTCCCGTAAAATTCGCTCAACGTTGCGGGCAAATCCTCGGCCTCCGTTATTGCTTTCGATATTCGCTATTTCGGTTTTGTTTTTTGCGAGCATCTCCGCCGTTTTGGGTTCTGTATACTCCATTGGTTTTTTAGTATACAGCACATCCGTTACGTAATTTCCCTCCGGAAGTTCATCGTAGCAGATGGAACATAAATAATCGCTTCCCGTGTCTGCGGTATCCGTATAGTTCTTATGGGTAGTGCTTTGGGAGTATGGTATGACGTCGTATGTCCGAAACTCCCGATACATGAGTCCCTCAATAGGCTTGGGATTCTGCATGTATTGTGTTTCAAAGGTAAATGGGTCCGATTCCCTATACCTCTTTAATTTATCCAGCGCAAATCGCCCTTCCCATAGTGCATGCTCAGTGGGCAATCCGTCATCTACAATTGCAGGGAATTTGATGACATCCCATTCTCCTCCCTCTTCAATTGTGCCCTCCAATTCCAATAAGTATCCGCAGAAATCATCCACGGCGAGTCTTTGAGCGGTTACAATAACGGGTGTGCGCACATCGTTAAGGCGGTTCTTGAATGTGGATGTCCACAACTCTCCGATGCGTGCCTTGGTCGTGCTTGAGCAGCTGTCCTGAGCTTTCATCGGATCATCTATGCACATTGCGCCGCTAAAGTCTTGGGCACCCAATTTACCGCATCCAAAGCCGGTGATCTGACCCATAAAGGGCGCTGCATACATGACACCTCCGTCAGAGGTTGAGATGCTTCCTTTGGCATTGTTGGAAAGCTCTACCTGTGGAAAGAAAGCGCGATAGTTGGGGTCCTCCATAATTCTCCGGATGTTCGTGACATTTCGAGTGGTGAGCTGGTCACTGCTCGAAAGGTGTATAAATTCGGAGCGGGGGTTTATTGCAAATCCGAGCGAAGAGAAGGATACTACGGCCAATTCTGTTTTTGAGTGCCGTGGAGGAATATTAAACATCAACCTATTGGTGGGATGTTCTCCCCGGAGTACTTGGTCGAGCTTGTGGCATATTACGCGATGATGAGGGGCTATGCGGAAAGGCTGTTTATTCACTGCTTCAAACATTACAGCCGTGAATGCCAAACAACCCTCTTTTATCAAGAGATCACCGACTCCTGAGTAATCATTCATTGCCTCCACTCTCCTTGATTAACTGGAATAGACGCTCTGTACTGAAGGTAGGCTGGGGAATGTCATTTCCCTTGCTGTCAGTGTTGGCTGTTTTTACGGGCGCATCATAGCCCAGCATTTTGGATATGCGCTCGATGGTCCATGATTTGCCATGCAACTTTAGCTCGATCCCGTTCTTCCCCTCCTTGATGCTCTCAATGGCTCGGACCTGCCTGTCAGTGAGCTGGTCGAAGTCCTTGAAAACAAGTTTTTGAACTTCTGTATATTCGACGGGAACCCCTGCCTTCTTATCGCGTTTGCTTTGGGGCAGGGGGACCCGCTCTGTAACCAGATTTACATAGTCTGTTATGCGGGCTTCCAGTATTGCGCCGAGTTCTTCCAATACCCGCTCTTTGGATATGTCGCTTGCCTTCTGCAATTCGGTCTGCAGCTCTTTGACCCTTTGTGTTACCTTTGTGTCGGATAACAATTGCGAGGCGTTGCACCAAACAGAATCATCACTCATCTTCGAGCAGTCATACGCAAATCGGTAAGCCTCGGACGCATTTCCGCATTCGAGGTACTTGTTGCAAAACTTCTCCTGTTTTATGGTAAGACCTTTTGCCATGATATATTATTCAGAGCAAAGGTTGTTGCGGTCCCGTGAATTACCAAAAGGCGGAGTGAAAAAGTTTTTCCCGTCTATATGGTGTTGTACCATCTTCTGGGTATACTTATTGTCTGTCTGTATTCCCTGCCGTTTGGCGAGTATTTCGTGACGAATAAATTTCTTGCAGCGTAATGCCGTTGCGTTTATGGCGATCATCAATTCGTCACGGTTCATAAACAGCGTGATGTTGCCCCTGTCATCCTGTGGTACCAATCCTTTTGCCTTTCGAGTCATAAGAAAAAAGTCTGCTGGCGCATGACGGCCAACAGACTTCCTAATCACGTAACTCCAACAAAAAGGTATTTCCGATTGTGTCCGTTGCTTGCGCCATCACAAGCATCTGGGACAAAGGTGTGCACGTTCGGCACATTATGCAAGAGTTTGGCGAAAAATTTTCAGATTTTTTTTGCACTTTTATTCTAAAGACGGTAAATTGTTCAAAAGGTTTGTGTTTTGCTATAGGGAAAATCTTATTTTGGTGGGTAATATTGTTCAAAAGGTACAAAAAAAGCCCCGGATTATCCGAGGCCAAAGAAATATAATGTTGGAGGGGGTTATTTCTTCTCTTCTTCACTTTCTCCTGCAACCTGAAGCCTTTTGTTGTTGAGTAGATCCATCATGTCAATAAGATGAAAATTATACTTACCCATCGGATATGATGCAGTCATATTTGCAATATAGGCTCTCAGGTTCGTAATACATATGTTGACGCCGGAGTGAAGTACTAAAGCATCTAGTTGGGTGTCTTCATCCACTTTGGTATTCATATTGAAAACTCCGCACCCTTCCGCCATTATGCTGTACCCGGCCTGATTGTCAGGATTTATTTTAACAGATACAAAGACAAAGTAAACCCCTTCCTCTTTATTCTGATGTATGTCAAAATCTATGTCAATAGGGTAGCGAGCCATGAATTCATTACATGACATATCGCCGGATACCTCAGTAACGGGTTGGAAAGTGCATTTACTTCTTAGTATCGAAAATTCTCGTATTTCTAATTCTGAGGGTTTTGCTAACATCTTTATGCGGCATTTTCGGGTTTAAGATCACCTGATTCAATAATGATTCGATTCGTTGCATCTTCTCCTTTTGTTGTGGATGACATGCAGGACCTTTGGGCAAGCAACGATTGACCCAACTTAGCATAATCTATCTTATCTTCCCTTATTGCCTGCTCAATTGGTTTAAATCTTATTTCAGGTATATAACCGAAAGCTAAGGACAACTCCACAAACTTGGAAATGCGATGATCGTAATTGCCATTGAATAATTGACTCACGTAACTTTTGGTAACTCCTAAATGTTCTGCCAGCTGAACTTTATTCTTGTTTTCTTTTTTCATAAAGTTTCTGGCGCAATTATAAAGAGCTACTTGTATTTTCGTGATCCAATACTCAGGCGATGATAAAATCTCATTCCGTTTCATTGTTATCTGTTTTTAATTCGTTAATAGGGGGAATGCTTTTGATGAATCGCGTCAAGCGTTCTATGTCGCGTGGCTGATCGTTCTTATATCCCCCGCATACTATACAAACATTTGGCTCTTCTCTTAATACGTATATGCGCAAGTTCTTATTCTTGAATTCATATAGATTGTCTGTTCCTTGAATTTTGCGAAACTGGCTTAATGTCAGATGTTGAACATCAAGTATATCCATCAGTGCAAATATTCTTATCAGAGACTTTTTATCCAGCGCATTTCTCTCGACCTCCTCGCAATACTCGTCAAATTCACAATACTTATCTTTTATTAATTTATAAAATTCAAGTTTGGGGTTGTTGACAAGTTCCAGCTTTTGTTTCGCAAAGATACTCATAAAGGTTTGGTTTAGCAATAGCTTAACTGAAAATGTTTATCAGTTTTTTTTATAGCATTATTGGAGGTGCATATTTTATGCCACTGATGGGAAGGTATTATAACAATTATAGGTTTAATACTTTATCCTATTTTATTCGATTTTTCTATATTGCATTTTTGGCAAAGCAGCTGCATATTATCTAACGTAGTTGCTCCGCCTTTGGAGAAAGGTATAATATGATCAAGTTGCAAGTTTTGCGTAGAACCGCAAAATACACACCTGCCACCATCACGTTTATATACCGCATCAACTATTTCCCGCGGAATAGGTGGTCGTTTAGGTTGTTCCCCAAATAGTTCTCCGCTATCAATTAATTCCTGTCGTACAATTTTCTCTAACTGTTGACGACGATATTTTTCTTTAATTCGTTCAGCTATAGAAGCTTTTTCGCGTTCTTGCTGTGCTTGTTGATATAATAATCTATGCCGCTCCTCTTCTTCTGATGATACTGAAGCCTTATGATAATCTCCTGATTCGAGATATTTTTCTAAATCTACAATATTGTCAAATAATATTTTTCGAGGATCAATTCCATATTGAAGGCTTACAATACTTGCACGTTCGAGTTGCGTCATGATACGTCCGGCACGATTAAATCCAACTTCAAAATTGCGTTGTATTTCTGCTATTGATATGCTGCCGTTGGTGACTGCATAACGGGCAACTTCTTCAAATAATGAATCGTACTTTACGGGGACTGATTCTTCGAAATAGTAATCCATAATCTTTTATACTATAAAAATAATCCGAAGCTATTATTTTTTAGTCTATTGACGTCTTGACCGTTTTTAAAGGAGACCGTAATCTCCTTTAAGTGTGTTGCTCGCTATATGGAGCTTATTTTAGACGGTTTAATTTTGTCATATTTCTTTCGCTCTAATGGAGATGGAATAAGGCTAATTAGAATACCGCTACGCCTCTTTTTTTTGGGCGACTTCGCCCTTCCCTTTCTCTCTCTCTTCTCGGTACAGGTCAATTAATGCCCCATTTTGCCGAATCAACTCCTCATTTTGCCGGAGTAATGAATCTAAGAATCTCTTCATAGTGCTTGGGTTATTAAATTCAGCTTCCAGAAGTGCGACGTCTCCACCTCCTTGGCTGACTGGTTGCTCCACCGCAATTAGCATTGGTTCTTCTTCATGGAGAAGCCAATTTCTATTTATATCGGGGAAAATACTTAGAATTTTAGAAATCTTATCTGGGCGAGGCATTTTACTCCCATCTTTAAAATATCCATTTGAAAGCCCTGCCAGCCTCTCAAATTGAGAGACCGAAATCCCTTTGTATTGGCAATATACTTGAATTCTCTCTTTAAGGGTCATATTATCAGAGACTTAATGATATTTTCTATTTCTATAAGTATTATCTATGTAAAAAATTCTAAGAAAATCTATGCATTCTTAGAATTATATTCTATATTTGCAATGTAGAACTAAACTACACCGCAAAGGTAGATTATTCTACACCGATAAACAATGTAAAGATATACAAAAGTTTTTGAAATAGCCAAGTATATGGACAATAAATTACCTGTTGAATTAAAAGTGTTTATTCCGCCGTTGCAAGGCAGAACAATAGCAGAACTTGCGGATCAGATCAAGAAAGAAGGAGCGAAGATCGAATCCGAAGGAAGTAAGATAATAAAGGCTTATGCCTATCTGGTTGTGATGTTAGCGGGTAAATAGAAATTCTATTTCTTTTAATGCAGCTTCTTTAAGTAAATCACCCGCTTTCAAAACGATATATGAGCGAAATTCGTCACAACAGCAATTGGCATTAATATTATCACCTTCCCAAACTATAGTAGGGTGTTTTCCATGTGTAGGGCATATTTCAGCTTCCAGTTTTTCAGCGACGTAAGCATTAATTTTTTGAGTATTCATAATACTGACTTATTAGACAACTACAAATATAATAAAAACGGCGCAATTACCAATACTGATTTATTAGACACCTGTCTTTGGAGGTGGTTGTGCCGACTTTTAAAAACATATCATGATTAAATCACAAGAAGATATTGAGCGCAATGCTTTCGCAAAAGGTGCCAATGAGTTAAGACATAGGGATCGTAAAGCCTACTCCAAACTTCGCCGAAGCATCATGCGGGCCTTGTATCGAGAGCGGTCCAACAATTTGGAGAATGACGAGCTTTGCAAGAAAGCGTACTCGAACCGGATGAACGGTCTGGTTCCTCACAGCATCTCCGAACGCCGCATGATCGCAGGAAAATTCGCACGATATGGAATTAAAGAGCCTTGGGGGCTGGCATAGCTATGAAAACCGACACCATACTGAGCAAGCGCGAGCGTGAGGTAATGAACCTCGTCGTGCTGGGATACTCGGCCCGCGAGATCGCAGATCGGATGAACGTCATATACCAATGTGTAGCGAATCATCTCCAGAGCATCTACGACAAGACGGGGACTAAACGGACCTTGCAGGCACTTGTTACATGGTATTTCACGGTAAACTTCGGCATCTCCCTGAACGTGTCCGAAATGACCCGGAGAATAGGGGCGGCGATACTTCTCTGTCTGTTCTCGGTCGAAGTGTTCAGTACCGATTTCGAGTGCCGCAGGTTAAGAAGCCCACGCCGTGGCCGGGCGTTCCGGGTCGAAGAGTTAATAGAGAACTAAACCAAAAATACACACACAATGAAAACACTTTATCTCTGGGTCGAGGAAAAAGGATGGACTCCTTTCCAGTACAACGACCTTTCTGAATTAACGAAGGAATTTGTCTCTCGAAATATTAAGCTGGGCGACAGATGCGAGTTGGGCAACTGGTGCAAGCTGGGCGACGGGTGCGAGCTGGGCGACTGGTGCGAGTTGGGCAACTGGTGCAAGCTGGGCAACGGGTGCGAGTTGGGCAACTGGTGCAAGC